ACCAGAGTTTAGTCTCTGATTAACAGTAGTGTCGCTTATAGACTGAGCTTCGTACAACGCAGCGGCAAAGTTAGCTTGTCCATTAGTGCGAAACATGGTTGATTTGGCTATGAGCGTATAAAACCCATAGCCTTCCCAACCGCGCTTCGTAAACGAGTGCAACCGATTTCCGGTGTACTCATCAAAAGGCACAATGAAGTGCCCATCACCAGCTCCATCAGGACCCTCCAATTTATGGAAGGTCTTTGGAACTAAACTCTTTAAGCTTAACCACAATTGATAATACGCAGGATCCGGAAACGGACCTTGCATACGTCGTATATGGTTACACCAATACATCAAGGATGATGCGGAAGGTGTACGCTTTAAGAACAACGGACGTACCTGTCTACCAAGAAAGAAGTCTTTTCCACATGATTCCCTGAAGGGACCCGTATGGAAGGACTTCTCTAGATTCACTTTGAAACCTAAGCAGTTTAACGCTTCGGTCAACAGAGTGTAACCAGCTACGGGGATAATAATATCATCACCGTAGGAATTTACATTATTTGTAGATATTTTTAGGTACCTACAAACTGAATGGGCTAGAGAGTAAAATATAAGACTCTCTAACTCAAATGTAAATCCGTTTCCCATCGAGGAAATTTTCTCTAATGGGTATGTGTTTCCTTCATAACTGAAAGATTCACACCTGGTTATATCTAGTAGCTCAAATAGATCAATAGGAATTAAGTTCAGCACCACCATATAGGATATGGTATCAGATGCTGACGAGAGGTCAACAGTAGCCAAGTTATTTGCAATGGACGATGTCCGTGCAAACTCCTGATTTACTGTTTGATCTCGCAAATCCACTCCGTGCTTTTTAAGCCGGCGGCGGATAAAAGAACCTATTCCCGACTGGTAGTAGCTGTTTAATAACGGCTCTACACATATCGGACGATCTATTTTTGCGTTCTTGGGCACAAAAGTTAGCTTACTACCAGGAACGATATCAGCCCTATCTATAGGGCTAAATCGAACGGAGGGACACTCATGCAGTGATGCATTGGTGTTCTCCCATGCTGGGTGCTCTATCGGATTATCCTTTAGAAACGCATGCAAACCTTTTGTTAACGTAGGCCTAACGGACAGTTTATCATAAACGGATGTTTTGTTATTTGATAAACCTACGTTGGTGCCGGGACCGAACTTATACTGCAGATCAGATAATTGGGGACTTTCCCCTAAGATATTGCTTATTTTTCGAATTGTGAGATCGATGACCTCACTTATATCGCTCCGACCATTAAATAGGTTGGAGAAGCCGTTTCTTATGATATTATCATTAACTAACTTGCAGCTAAGTTCGCACTCTATGAACTTCCTTTCAGCTTCCTTCTTCGTGTTTTTAATACTAGGAAAGAATTCCGCCTTTGAGAAAAGTTTCACACACTGATAATCCATACCAAAACGGTATGAATCGCAATAATGCATCGGGTCAATGTCATATGAGAGATACTGTTCGTATTCCTCATATTTTAACATCAGCCAAATAGCAAGACTGCAAGGTGTGTTGACTTCCTCAAAGAAGGGCAGAGAGGCGTTCAAGAGGGTCGTAAACGACCCACCCTTGATAGGAGACCTAAAGGTTTCCTCAAGTACACTTTTGTGATACTTGTTCATAGCAATGACTCCTTGCGATCGTTATCTACTTGAAAAATTCTAAGTAGACTATTACCGCAATTAACTGTACAATAATTACCACCATGGCCCCGTTTACACGGGTTATGGTTCGTGAGATAAACTGCCCCATCTTACGATGGAAGCAGCATATCTGACATGGTACTAACGACCTGGGCATTAGCCAACGAGTTACTCACAAATGCGAGTAGATCGTCAACTTCTGACTTAGACGCTAGCGACGGAATAATAACGTCGATATTGGCAGTAAGAGTGTATGCTACGGGGCGGGCCAATGAAGTCCCGATACCAGCACTTACCTCGCTGCTTTCGCAGATTGGTATACGTACTCGTAACGTAGCTTTATAGTTGCCATTCTTATTAGTTGGCAACCGGTTACCAAGGGTTATGACGGGTCTTGCTGCATAAACCTCACCTGACACAGTACTGTAGTCAGAAGAGTTAAATGTAACAAGATCAGACGTGACCTTGATGGGTACGAAGGTTTTGTTGACGGGCGTAGAAGCGCCATCAGCAAGAACCATATCTACAGCTGTAGACATAACAGTTCTCCTATGAGAATGTAGTGCTAGAACGAGCAGGATTGCTCGCAATAGTTTGTTCATATTAACAGGATTGTTAATATGTTCGGGCAGATACTACCGACGCATAAATGCAGTTTGTAGTAGAGCTGCCGCGGAGGCGGCATGACTTGCCGATATAGCCTCACCGAGGCTAAACCGGAGAAAGTCAGTGCCAGGAGGGCTGGTCATAACCTGTCTTGTGAACTTCGCATAATGCGCATCATAATAACAGGCGTCTGGCCAGATATATCCTCCAATTACTGCGCCCGGGACAGATGCTCCGGTGTGGCTAAGAACGATTTTAGTGGATTTTGATCCACCAAGGTATTCAAGGCCAGCAAGAGCATCTATCGAGGAAACCCAATTACCGATTGGTGCAAACCAGTCGGCAACGAAGGAGTATGGTAATAATTCCCATGCAACTTCTAAAGGGTTTAAGAGCCCTATCGATGATAGAGTTCTCCAGGTTGGATCGACCACTTTAAAATGGCCGGTATAACCTACTCGACAGAAAGACTGATCCAGGTTCGTTATATACGAACCTGACGGCAGTTGGCTTGTATTGACAAGGTGGGAAGTAATTTCCGCCCTGCCAGAGCCGTGGATCCGAAGATCCTCTTCCTGATTTTCCCATCCTAAAGCAAGATCATGAGCCGCTGCGTCAATATCTGACAACAGTGGCTTCCATCCGTAGGTTAGTTCTAACCATGCATTGGCTGCAAAGTCATCGCGACCTACGGTGGATCTTTTGCTGTTACGGGAACTTTTAATAAGGGCTTTTGAATGCCCCGGACTTACTAGTTTTGATATACCCAATGCATTAAATGCACCCGGTATATCGAACCGTTTGAGTTTAATAAAAGCTCCGGCGATCCGAGTGGCGGTGTCTCTGATAAGAGCAACCGTTTCACCCATTTCGCCCATCGTAACAGCTACTTGCGAATCATAGGCCGAGGAATTCCCATAAAAGGATTCCTTAGCTTTACTATCCGCAAGCGCTAAAGGCGCTGCATAG